CATCCAGAACGGGTCGTGTCCGAGGAAGTCTTTCGAGCATGAGCCGCCGACTTGAAGTGTCTTGCCTGCATCGTTCGTCACGAAGATCACTTTGTTGCGCTGAGTGCGACGACCGCAGTGATCGCAACGCTTCATGTCGATGTTGCTGTCGATCGTTGTGTTGTCGTCGAACGTGAACACGAGAGGCTCGTCAGTCGACGTTGCGTCTGCGACTGCGACGAGTCGCCACCCGCCTGCGAGACGAACGAGATCGCTGAACTCGACTGTGAGTACGAATGATGGTTGACCGTCGACCTCTTCCTGCTCGACGTTCCAAGTGAGGTCAGTCGAGATGCCTTTCTTGCTTGCTCGCACTGCGAGGTCACGCAGTTTGGCTGAGACGACTGCTGTGTCGTGTGCTGAGTTGAAGCGACGTGTGATCGTGTTCATCTCTGAGGTGCTGTTCTCTGTCATGACTGAAATACTAACTGACTGAAACAGTGTTACGCAACTTCTAACGAATGAAACGTGCGATACCCACGTCGAACGTCGACGGAACTGTTGTCTGATAAGGTTTCCGTCGTGGCAACAAAGCGAGAGACCGACGAGCAATCGGCACCATTGGAACAACGACTCGACTCAGAGACGCTTGACAACGACGCACACGCTGTCGCCACACCCGACACAGCAAAGGGCTACGGATACGAGATGAAAGATGACGACGGCGCAATCGACCCGCTCGACGAGTTGCTTGACGCATACCAGTCATTCTTGCGCGCTGGCATGGTCAACTTCGCTGACGAAGTGATGGAACTCGTACACGAGTTGCAGAGCATCATGGTCGGCAAGTCACGTGACTACGACAAAGGTCACGACATGGGATACGGCAACCCTGTCGGTTGTCTCGCTCAGGCATATCTCGGACTCGTTATGTTCCCTGACTCACGTGAACTCGCACGTCGAGTTCTCGACATCATGGACAGAGCCGCACAAGCAATCACAGGAGAGAACAGTGAACAACCTGCTGAAGATTCTGAAGGTGACAATGTTGCTGAGTCTGACATGGGCGATAGCGGGAACAGTGACAGTCATGGTGTACGCCGTGAGATACGCGTCGAACGTGAACAGTTCTGTGTCTTCTCAGAAACAGGTCGAGCATTCGGGTGCTACGCCTCACGTGATGAGGCAGAGGAAAGACTCTCTCAGATTGAACGCTTCAGCGAGACCGTTGTACGGTCGGAGCCACTTCTACAACTGATCGAACTACACGATGCGGCGCACAAAGTCGCTGTCGTCACCAAAGAGATCAAGACCGCTCACGACATCATCTCTGACGAACTCGAAGTCGTACACGAACTGTCAGAGCCGTATGCGATACCGACAACAGTCAAAGAGGCGATGATGACTCGACTCGACGCTGGGTTCGTATCGAAAGCAATCGAGTATCGGTACACGCTGGGTCCTGCGTACGTGCCTGATCGTGAAGATGCACACGGCGAGTTCACTGACACAGAGACACTTCAGAAAGCAATGTGGGACTGGGTACGCAAAGGCGATCGCACGATCTATCTTCAGCACTCAGACAAAGCGGCAGGCGAGATGGTCGAGATGATGACGATGCCGTTCCCACTCGAAGCAGAACTCACTGTGCCGAATCAAGGCGTGACGAAGTACACGTTCCCTGCTGACACGCCGTTTCTCGGTGTCGTGTGGGAGCCGTGGGCGTGGGAACTCGTGAAGTCAGGTCAGTTGCGTGGCTACTCGATCGGTGGCTCAGCGAAGCGTGTCGAAGCAGACCTGCCGGTTGAGGCGACCGTCTAACCCAACTCTTGCCGTAGGGCATCGACGAACATGCGTGCTGTTTGATACCGGCGTTCGTCTAACAACTCTTCGAGCGTCGCTAGGTGTTCCCGTATCTGTGTTCGGGTGATCGTCTGCCGATACTCGTCAACGTCCCGACCGGCTGTGTTGTCGGCGGTGACGTAAACGGCGCACCTGTTCCGGCGCTCTTTCAGCCTGACGATTCGACCTGATTTATGTAGTACGGACAGCACGCCTGAAGCCTGTCCGTGGTGAAGGTCTGCGTGCTCAGCGAACTCTCGCCAAGTGCCGCCGCCAACGCCACGCCATTTCAGGTAGTTGATCGCCGACAGTTGCCGTTGTGTTGTCGTGCCGTCAGAGTCCTCGCGACGCGCTCGCTCTTCGCTTGTGTCAGAGCCAGCGTGACCCGAAGTGCCTGCGTACGGAAGAAATGGCTCGAAGAGTGTTGGTTCGTCAGACACGATAGAACCTTTCGAGCACATTGTCCCATTGAAGTTGAATGGGATTCCATGTGCCATCGAGGATGCGTTGTTTTCTGATCTCTTTGCGTTGTTTGACGCTTGTGCCACCTCGATAGCCGAAGTCGTCTCTGAGTGAGACTGTCAACGCATCTTCGAGACATTCACTCTTCACAGCGCACGCATCGCAGAGCATTCGGATTGACCTTTGCACGTTTCCTTCTGCCACGTAGAACTTGTCGACCTCTACGCCTTTGCAGGCGGCACGATCGAGCCAATTGAAGTCGTCGTCTTTCATTTCTTCCTCCGTTTGTCTAGTTCACTCAATACGTCGACGAGCAATGTGATCGCCATGTATGCGATGAATCCGATGATGAGTCCGATAACGATGTCGCCTGTCATTGTTCACCTTCGATGTAACTCTGAAACTGCATATCTCTCTTGAGGTCTGTGATCTCGTTGTTGCGTTCAGTGATCGTCTCTCTGAGTTTCTCGATCTTCTCATTGAGTTCGGTAATCGCTTTGTCTTTCTTGTCTCCCAAGTCTTTGTAGTAGTCGAGACGACCCAAGATTCGTTTCACATACCAGCGAGCAACAGCCCATTGCTGGCGCATGTGCTGGTCGATCGTTGTGCATTCGGCGTAGTAGTCGAACATCTCCGACGCTTGCTCTTCTCGCTTAGCGTGCGCCTCTGAGCGATGCTTCGAGCAGAGACGCTGTGAGTCTTCAGCGGCACGATGACATTGACTGCATTGGTAATACGGCACGAGTTCCTCCTACTTCGTTTCCGGTAATGTTGTCGCCGGTCGATCACAGCCATAAACAGAGCAATCTGCTGTGCCTGTGATGTTCCAGATCATTGTTCCAATTATGACGATGATTGCGCCAAGCACGCAACGTCGAACGATGTATCGCCACTCTGGCAGTCGCTTGCTCATGACTTCACGACCTCGTTCCATTCGAGACGTGATCGGCATGTGCGATGCAGATAACTGCCACGATCTTTCTCAGCGAGTCGCCAGCGATATGCGACGATCTTGTCGCAGTTCGGGCAGTGTCCCTCGTACTTGCCTTTCGGCATGTCAGGTGCTTCCTCTTCCGACCAGCAACGTGTGATCTCTTTCATGCCGAGACGCTCGCACTCCAACTGCCAAGCGACACCGTGATTCGATGTGCCAGTGTTGGCGAAGTCGAGTGCGTGAGCGAACTCGTGCTTGATCGTGTTCTCGATCGCCTCCCATGTTGCGTGCTCGACGTAGATACGTGACAGCGTGATCTTGCGCTTGCGTGGATGAAACGCTCCCGCACGTTGCTTTGCGTTGTCGAACTCGACAGTCGACACGCAGGACTTCACATGATCGTGCAAAAGATCGAGCATGTATGTCAGATACTCGAACACGATGCCCTCTTTGGTCGCGTAGACGTATGCATCGTCTTCAACGAACTCTTCGATGCCTGCGATCTCACCGTATGCCGTTTGCATCACGCCACCTCCTGATCTGCACAGATGACGGGCGACATCGAGTAGTTGCCGAGAGGCTGACAGCGTTCAACGCCCTGCCAATGATAAACGCCTCGACGCTCTTCGCCGAAACAACTGCGAAGTGTCACGAACTTTGCTGTGCGCTTGACGACCTCGAATGTGAAGATCGTGTCGTAGTCGCACGCGCTACGACATGAGTAGGTCTTGCCGACCTCGAAAGTTGTTGCGGTCATTTCCATCACTTCACCTCCATGCAGTCGATAACGACTTCAATCTGTGAGCGGTTGCCGTCGAGATCGAGTTCCCATTCGTCGAGTGCTTCGACGATGTGAGGGTGACGCTCGCAGAGGACTTCGATGATCGCCCACTGGACGGTCATCAAGTTTGGCTCTTGTGTCTGCTTCGTTGATGCCTTAGCGAGTTCGACGAGTGTCTTGTCAGAGTCTTTGCGAATTACTGACTTGATGACTTCGACTGGTGACTGTGTTGCTGTGCTCATGTGGGTCTCCTTCTCTGTTGTTCCTTCCACGAGTGAAAGTGTAACTCATTGAAACAGTGTTACGCAACTTCTAATGACACCAATACGGATTACTGTTGATTCATAACGGTTGAAAGCGACCCAATGTGCTACCGTGACAGCATCCGAATCAGGAAAGACAAGAGGTGACGAGATGGGACTCGCTGATGCACTCGATTCTGAGATAAAGAAACGAAGCACAGGACAGTGCCGAGTTGCTCATCTTCTCGACACGATGACTGACGAAGATCGTCAAGCGTTCCAGATAGCGAGTGAACAAGTCGTCGCCGCTCGTCGAGGCACAGGCACTCTCAATCAGCATTCAGCGATCACAGCGTCGACGATCTGGAGAGCGTTGCTGGCTGAGGGATACAACGTGTCAAGAGACGCAATAGAGAAACACATCGCACAGTCCTGCGTGTGTAGGTCATCATGAGTCTCGCAGACAAGATCGCAGGCGACACGCCGAAGAGCAACGCCGCACGACGAGAGGCACTTGGCAAGATAGCCTCGTTGCTCGATCGCAACGGCATCGACATTGACGAAGTGGGTCGAGTTCAACGCGTCTCGCTGTATCAGTCACTCATAAAAAATGATGAAGGCGAAGCAGAAGTCGTCGACCTCGCCGCAATACAACTCTCACCAGCGTGGGAAGAGGGACCTCAATGGGAACTGCCGAATCGAGGCAAAGCAATCAAGTTGCCTCCACGCAAAGCGAAAGCGTCGAAGACAACAGAATGGAAGACAGCAGTCATTCTGCCTGACATGCAGATCGGGTACTTCAGACTCGCCGACGACAGTCTCGAACCGACACACGACGAACAAGCGATGGCACTCGCACTCGAAATGACACGAGCCGCTGACCCTGATCTCATCGTCATGCACGGCGACAACCTCGACCTGCCGGAACAAGGTCGCTACGTCGTCAGTCCACCGTACGCTCGCACGACGCAAGCGACGCTCGACAGAGCGACACTTCTCTGCGCTCAACTTCGAGACGCCGCACCGAACGCAAAGATCGTCTGGCTTGCAGGCAACCACGAAGAGCGTCTGCCGAGATACATCATGCAGAACGCTTCAGCGGCGTTCGGGCTACGTCGAGGGAACGAGCCTCAAGGAATGCCAGTGATGTCAGTCCCGTTCCTGTGTCGCATGGAAGAGTACGACATCGAATATCGACCCGGCTACCCAGCGAGCAACTATTGGGTGAACGATCGACTGCGAATCATTCACGGCGACAAAGTGAACTCGTCAGGCTCAACAGCAACGAAGTATCTCACACGAGAGAAAGTCAGTGTGCTGTACGGACACATCCATCGTCGAGAGTGGGCTGAGATGACTCGTGAAGATCATGACGGTGCTCGAACAGTTCTCGCCGCGTCTGCTGGCTGTCTTGCTCGTGTCGACGGTGCTGTGCCGTCTGTCAAAGGCGGTGTCGATCTCGACGGTCGACCGTTAGTTCGACATGAGGACTGGCAACAGGGAATAGCAGTTGTCGACTATCAAGACGGCGACTCGCCGTTTCATCTCGAACTTGTTCCAATTCGTGAGGGCAAAGCAAGATGGCGTGGTGTCGACTATCATGCGCCGGATGACGGAGTGGGTTGACCTTCAAGACACAGAGGTCATTGCGGGTTACGCAATACACATGATGACCGTCATGAATGAGAACGGTGTCGGTCAAGCCTGCTTTCTGCAACTGTTCTCAGCAGAGCAAGAGACAGTCAAGAATGTTCTGATCGACCCGACACTGGCAGGTCAAATGGGTTGGAACTTGACTGGTGTGACATCAGGATTCGAGCCAGCCGCAATGGGGTTCGACAGTCACGGTGACGACGGCGACGATGACTTCGACTACGACGATGATGACTTAGAGGACGACACATGAAAGTTGGCATCGTCATCTGGAATGACGCTCACTCAGACGAAGCGGACTCGTGGCTCTCAATCAGTCGACGAGTCGACCACAGCCCATTCGAGGTCGTCACGGTCGGTATCATTCTCGACTCAAACTCAGGCAAGAAACGTGGACACGTCTCAGTTGCTCAGTCGCTCACACCGAGCGAGTACGTCGATCACGTCATTCACATTCCGAAAGCGATGATCGTCGAAGTCATTGACCTATTCGATATCGAGGTAACAGATGAAACAATCAAACTTGACAGCAAGAGAAGCACGAACAGCGGTCGACTTTCTACAAAGAGTCGCACCAAGAGGCGAACACGAAGAGCGCGCACTGATGCAACTTGTCAACAAACTTCAGAAGATCAGTGACTCAACCTACAACGTCAGAAGCACGCGTTAGGTCTAACATGTGCGGCGATGGCTAACAGCGTGAAACTCGCAGAACTCGACATTCAAGAAACTTCAGGTGTCGATCATCCTGCTCATCTTCACGAGGGTTGGCTTGTCCTCAAGTCTGTCACTTCCGACGGTGACGACACGACCGAAGGAGAATCCATTGTGGAACTCGAAGTGACAGAGACCGAACAGATCGAAGAGGTCGTCGAAGCACAGCCAGCAGAGAAGGCTGTCGACAACGGCAACAGCGAACTCTTGAAAGAGTTGGGCGATCTTCGCAAGGAACTCGCAACCATGCGAGCAGAGAAAGAGCAGATCGAGCACGAAGCGGCACTCGCTAAGGCGATCGAAACCGCATCAGGCTTTGGTGCTCTTCCCGGTATCGACCCTCAGGTTCTCGGTGTAGACCTTCTCAAGATGCGTGACGAACTGCCAGAGATCGCAGAACGCATCGAAGGAATCCTCAGTGCATCAGCAGTCGCTCTCAGCGAGTCAGGCGTTCTCAAGGAGATCGGCTCAGACGGCGCAGATGAGAGTGGCACCGCTGACGCTTGGGGAATGATCGAGAATCGTGCGAACGATCTCGTCGCTAACGGCGAAGCAAACTCATTCGCTAAGGCAGTCACTCTCGTCGCAGAGCGTGACAAAGACCTGTACAACACCTACCTCTCCGAGAAGGGACTCTGACCAATGGCATACGAAGCCGCACAGATCAAGGTTGGCAATTTCACTGCATCAGCAGACTTGTCATCCAAGCAATACCACTTCGTCAAGATGAGCGGCAACAACACTGTGACAGTGTGCGCAGCCATCACTGACGTTCCTATCGGCGTTCTCCAGAACGCTCCTGCTTCCGGTGGAGCCGCAGAGGTTTGCCTCTTCGGTATCTCAAAGGTCGTCGCCGATGGCACTCTCGCCGCTGGCAACGTCATCGGAACTTCAGCCGACGGACAGGCAGATGCCATTGCCGCCGGAACTGACACAACGGTCTACACAATGGGTATCGCTCTCAACGCGGCATCCGCTGGCGAGACCGTCGAAGCATTCATCAACGCAACCGCCGGGCGCGCCGCCTGATTCTCGAAAGGTAGAAACCAATGCCACAACCAACCCAGAGTCAGGTGCATGTTGATGCGATCTTGACGAACATGAGCGTCGCTTACATGCAGGACGCTGAATCGTTCGTCGCATCGAAAGTATTCCCGACAGTGAACGTCGCCAAGCAGAGCGACAAGTATTTCACCTACACCCAAGCCGACTTCTACCGTGACCAAGCGGTCGTGCGTGCAGACGGCACCGAGTCAGCAGGTTCAGGCTACGGTCTGAGCACCGACACCTACTCGTCATCCGTGTACGCGCTACACAAGGACATCGGCGATCAGGTTCGTGCAAACTCGGACTCACCACTCGACCCTGACATGGACGCAACTCGCTTCCTCACGCACCAGATGTTGATTCGTCAGGAGCGTGACTGGGCGGGAACGCACTTCACGACCGGCGTGTGGGGAACCGACTCAACTCCTTCAACTTTGTGGAGCGCATCAGGTTCCGATCCGATCGGTGACATCGAGGATGGCAAGAACACAATCTTGTCGAACACTGGCTACCTCGCCAACACTCTCGTGCTTTCATACAACGCATATTCGATTCTCAAGAATCACGTCGACGTTGTTGACCGTTACAAGTACACGAGCGCAGAGAGCATCAGCCCAGACCTGATGGCTCGCCTCTTCGAGGTCGACCGCATCTTCGTGATGAAGGGTGTGTTCAACTCAGCCGCAGAGGGAGCAACCGCTTCCTACGGGCAGATCGGCGACAAGGATGCACTTCTTTGCTACGTCGCTCCGCAGGCTGGTTTGATGACTGCATCAGCAGGATACAACTTCGTGTGGACAGGCGTTGGTGGCGGACTCGGAACGAGCACCGCAGTCAGCCGCTTCCGCATGGATCACCTCCGCAGTGATCGTCTAGAGATCGAGTCAGCATGGGACTTCAAGATTGTCTCATCGCCACTCGGTTACTTCTTCAGCAACCCTGTTGCCTGAGTAACTAATTCACCTCCGGCATAAGCCGAGATCGGGAACCATCTCGGTCTCGGCTTTTGTCATTCTTGAAAGGAAATGAATCGTGGGACAAAGAGCACAAGACAGTGCCGCATCAGTTGCCGAACTGACAGGAGTAGACCAGCAAGCAGTCACCGGCTCGTGTGTTCTGCTCGGTCTCGATGTCAACGACGACGATTCAGGCAACGTCCACGTTCACGTTCACGCTGGGACTGACAACACTGGAGCGTTGGTGTGCTCGGCGATTCCTGCGAACGGTAAGCACGAGATTGTGTGGTTCGGTTCGGGTGGTGTGAAATGTCAAGACGGTATTTATGTTGACGTAATTTCTGGAACCCCTGAGGGTTCGATCTTCTACAGGTAGGTGACAAATGGCTTGGACTTATGGCGGTGACCCGTCAGCGAACGCTAGAGACGCAATCAGGTTTCTTGTCGGTGACACCGACACGAACGATCAACTGTTGTCTGACGAAGAGATCGCATGGGTGAACTCTGAAGCGTCAGGCTCTTCTACTGCGACGACCGCTGTTTATGATGCGGCGATGCGATGCTGTTTGACGATCGCATCAAAGTTGGCTCGTGAAGCAGACAAACAGATCGGCGATCTGTCTGTGTCAATGTCTCAGCGTGCGAAGGCGTATCGTGAACAAGCGAGCGAGTTGAAGCAACTTGCGACACGAGAAGGCGCAGTGCCAATTCCGTACGCAGGTGGCATCACTATCTCTGACAAAGAGGTCGACGAGCAGAACTCTGATCTGTTCCGTTCGTGGTTCTCTGCTGGACAGTTCGAGAACGTGCGTGACGGTGCTCGAACGAACACCATTCGTGGTGTTCAATACTTCGGTGCTGGTGCTGACTGATGGCATCGGCGACAGCGTTTCTGTCAGCGTTGTCTGGGCTGTGTACGCAGACTGTCGGTGTTCGAGCAAAGGCAGGCACGAACAATTACGGTGAGCCAACCTACGCAGGCTCGGCAACTTCGTATTCGGCTTATGTTCAGCGAGTGAACAAGTCATCTGTCGACGTTGGTCGTGACGAAGTGATCGCTCAGTGGGTCGCATACATTCCGTCGTCGACGTTGACGGTCGGTCTTGACGATGAGATCGAGTATCCGTCGAACGTGATTCGACCTGTCGTCGGAGTCGACTATCGCTTTGACGAGAATGGTCAACAGTTCGTCGTCGTCTCAATCGGTGCAGGTGGTCGATAATGGCTGACGGTGTACGAATCGACTTGCGAGGCTTGAAAGAGTTGCAGAATGCGATTGACGGCAATGTGAAAGGTATGAGCGATGCTCTCGGCAAAGCGTTGCTGTCTGCGTCACAAGACATCGCCGCAGAGTCACAGAATCTTGTGCCGTGGGACACTGGCGATCTTGCTGGCTCGATGTATCAACTCGGCGAGATTGGTGGCGTGAAGGTTGATGGTTTCCCGGGAAACACTCCTGAGTTCACGATCGCATACGGAACGCCGTACGCTCTCGCACAGCACGAACGTCTCGACTATTGGCACCCGCCGAAGCCACCAAGCAAACGTGTTGTCGGTGGTCGTCAGGGAACTGGCACAGTTGCGCCCGGTCAACCGCAAGGACCCAAGTATCTTGAGTTCCCGTTCAACGAAGAGGTGTCGCAATACCCTGCTCGTCTCGTCGAGCGCATTCGTATGCACTACCACATCGAGCGAGGAAGCGAAGTCTGATGGCGTTACTTGACGAACTCGGTACATATCTCGAAGCACAAGTTGGTTCGTTGACTCTCGGCACGAACTTGTTTCTCGGTCGTCTTCCCGATGACCCTGACACGTGTGTTGTGCTGTACGAGTACGGTGGCGATGCGCCTTTGAGCACGATGGGTTCAGATGCGATGCCTCCTGTTGAGCGACCTCGTATTCAGATTCTCACTCGTGCTTCAGGGTATTCGTCTGCTCATACGTTGGCACTTGAATGTTGGACAGCGATCGAAGCGATCTTGAATGAGTCGCTGTCAGGCACGTTGTATCATCGCATCGCCGCTAACCAGTCACCGTTCCCGATTGAACGTGACTCGCACGATCGTGTGCTGTTCGGTCAGAACTTCAGAGTGTCGAAGACGACATGAGCATTCCTGCTGACCCCTACGGCGAACTGCGTCAACGACCTGAGTCTCAACGTAAGACTCGAACGAATGTGCGCTGTGCGAACTGCGGCAAGTTACTCGCCGAGATGTTGACTGCGCCGTGGTCGATTCGATGTTCGAGATGCAAAGCAGACAACCATTCTGCTGAAGATGCGTCTCAGTCGCTCTGAGACACGTCTAGGTTGCGTTCTAACGACAGTAAGACCCTGACATGAACCAAGGTTGCCACCCGCACCAGCCTGCCTCTTCAGCGGCGTTGAACACGATCAGTCCCATCTGAAGAGCGATGTGAGGTAACAGCAAGTCTTCCATCGACCAGCCGTTTGCGATGACTGTCGGCTCCCACACTTTGCGGTTGATCTGAACGAGTCCCCAATCGTTCGTCGACGACACCAAGTTGTGCTGGCATCGAGTTTCGTTCCACATGACTCGATCAAGTGTTGGCAACTGATCTTCTGACCAGCCGACTTCGACAGCGAGTTGCCACCAGTCAGGGCAGAGAGCGTTCTCGATGCCGTCGAGTCTCGGTATGTCGTATCGAGGTTCGACGTGCTGTTCGACAACTTCGACAACTGTCGTCGTTGTTGTCGTCGTTTCGACAAGAGATGATGAGGGTGTCGGGGCGGTGGCTGAGTTCACCACTGGTGAGGGTGTGGGGGAAACAACAGAAGGAGTCTCGCCACCGCCCACGACGATCATGAAGAGAGTAACGACCGAAGCCGCTACCCATCGCACAGCAAGCATGTTGAAATGTTACCAAACGATGACAGTCAAGCGTCGTCGTTCCAGTTCGTCGATGAGTACGGTCGCTGTGCGTCGAGTTGTTGTTGCAGTTCTGCGCTTTGAGTTTGCAAGCGTTCGATCTCTCGTGATGCCTCTTCGAGAAGTTCGCAGAGTCCATCAGAAGAGTCAACGCGAATGCGTGCTCGAAGACGTTCAATCAGTGTTGACATATCTGCTCCTGTCGACATTGTAGTTCACTAATCGCAGTTGACGTTCTCAGTCGAGAGATATTCAGTCATGTGTCATCGTGCCTTTCGGCACCTGAAGACCCACGAAGCCGTCGACCGTGTGACCGACAACCCAATCGCAGTGAGTCCACTCCATCATCTGAGCGTACTCACGAACTGCCATCGCATGATTCTCTTCGACGTTCAGTTCGTCGCACCACGAGACGATGATTGACTTGTCTGTTCCTCGACGATGATCTGCGCGTTGAACTCTGATGCGTGAGCCTCGTGTGTTCGTTGCTGAGAGATATTTTGTGACTACGCCGACTCCCATCAGCGCAGTCACATTCATCATGTCGCTCATCAGATCACCTCCTTGTTCTGACGCTTGATCTCTTCGAGGAACTTCGCTTCACGAATTGCGTCTTGCTCTGCGATGCGAGCCTTGCGCTCTGCCGCTTCTGCTGTGCGCTGTTCGCTCTTTGCTTTGCGTGCCTCTGCCTTTGCGATCATCTCACGGAAAGCGTCGATGCCGCCCTCGAAGTATGCGTTTGCCTGTGCCTTGGTGATCTTCACTTCGTCAGTGAACTCGACTGGCGCATCTGGGAAGCAGACTGAGCAAAGAGCCGCACCGAAGATGTCGACTGCCTCTGACGCTTCTGCGTCGCTCAAATCGCAAACGAGAGCGAACGTCGTCATGTTGCGACCCTTGTTGCATGACGAGCAGTTAGTCGATGAGTGGATGTGACCCTGTGATGAGGTGACGAGGTAGAAGCGGTTCCAGCCGCCACGAGCGTCGAACTCATCGTCGCAAGCGTTGATCTGTGCGTTGATGTCAGCGAGTGTTGCGAGTGCTTCAGCAACTTTGTCGTCAATGTGAGCGATCTCTCGTGCAACTCGAACGACGTTCTTGATTGCGTACTTGCGAATGATTGCGTGCTTTGCTTCACGCTCGCAATATTTCGTGCGCTCGATCTTCACACCGTCGATCGTGACGACTTTGCCAAATTCAATTTCGTAGGACTGAACTTCGGTGAGGTCGATAAAAACGGAGACGTGCTCGCGATCGAATGGGACTTCTGTGGCGATGAAGCGATCGTTCTTGTCGAGGTTGTCGTAGCAAGCACGAAATGTTGCACGCTTCAAGGCGTAGCGTGCGTTGAAACGCTCGTAGTAAAGATCGGCAAGTTTCGTGTCGATCTGACGTGGTGTTGCTTCTGAGTAGTTCATTGTGAGTTCTCCTTTGCTTTCGTTGTTTCCCACATAAGAAATACTAACAGCATTGGAACTGGAAACTACAACTTTGGCAAAGAAATCTGGAACGACGATCTCAGACGCTTCTGAATCACTCACCACGAACTCTGTTGTGACCTTGACGTTCCATCTGATCGAAGAATGCAACGGCGTAATAATTCGACTTGCTTGAGTCAGCCATGTGAATGCAGATATCCAAGTTGTTTCTCAGACTCTTGAATGACTGAGTGTGCTGGTTGCGACTACGTGTCAACGATTCAGATTCGACACCTCGCTTGAGCAAACTGTCACCGAAGTTCGCAACACGATGCATTGCTTTCAAGACACGCTCGAAATGTTCACGATGATGCCACTGACCACTTGAAACTGTTTGCAGTAACAGCAGGTCAATCGCTCGTGTGTCAGTTCCTCCCTCGCCTTCTGGGTACTCGATGACGGGAACATCGAACAGTTCGTCGTCTTGCAAGATGCCGATGAAATACTCGAAGTTCTCTTCGATGTAGACATTCTTGTGATCGTTGATGATGCGTGCCATCTGAGATAGTTCTACTGCCATAATTCTTTCCTTTGTGTAGTGCAGATGTGTCGTCTGCGTTTTTACAGGTTCTCCCACGTGTCGTGGTCGATGTTGTGTTTGATTCGTTCCTTCCAGTCGTCTTCGATGAGATGGCTGAACGGAATGTCGATGTGTCGTGATGACTCTCGCATCTCTTCAGGATTACCGTCGAGACCTTCTGGGTCGAGTGGGTCGTCCGGGTTGTCCCATATTTCGATTCTCACGCCTTGCGTGTTGGCTGTGACTTGTGCAATCCAAACGTGCGGCGTGCCGAGATCGCTGATGACAGTGACACCATCCACGATGTTGCTGGTGCCTTGATAATCAGTCTGGATTCTCAGGTTGCTGGCGTTGTCGAGACGATCTGGGTTCTCTGGGTAAGCAGTCATGTCAGTTGTCCTCCTCAATGTCGATGCTTTGGAAAGTGATGATGCCCAACTTCTCCGAACGTACAGTGCAGAAGCCATCTTCATCATCTGATGCCTCAGGGGTCATCCACATAGGCATCACTTCGTTAGGTGCGAAGTAATCTCCTACACCATCTCTCATACCCCAGACGAATAAGTCGTCATTGGCACGACCGTCGTAGTCTGTGAAACGTAATTGCATGTCAGTTGTCCTCCTTGAACTCGAAATACGACACGCCGAACAGTCGACCATCAGATCGCTTCACGATCACCAGTTCATCGCCGTCGAACCACAACGTCGCTGACGATGCGATCAACTGTGAGACTCGACTGAGCGACGGGTGACCTTGCTCTGAGACTGACTGAATCAGTTCGCTCTTCACGAACGCTTCGACTGGTTCACTTCCCCACCAGCCATTCTTGATATCGAACGACCACAAGTATTCGTCTTCGTTGACATCGTTTCTTGGTGTGATGACTTTGCTCATGTCAGTTGACCTCATTTCTTTGAGACTTTCAGGCTCATCTTGAACCCGTAGGTCTTATGACCATCGGGTGCTTCTTCTGAATGTTTGGCTTTCGTCAGATATTCGATCTCAAATGGCTTGTCGAGTGCTCCCCATCGCTTGACCGCACCCATCATTTGTGAGTAGTGATTCATGTCTAACACTTGGTCGAGTTCAATCCACTGATCTGGCATCTGCTCCCAGATTCGGTTGAAGAACAGATACCATTTTGAGAGTGTTTCTTTCGGGTCGACGTGCGTTGGCGTGAAAGTCAGATTGTCCAGATCAAACATTGAAGTTCTACTCCACGTCTTCGTCAGTTAGATTGACACCAGCCAACTGTCTGATTCGCTCACAGCGTTCCTGCATCGTGTCACGCAAGTCAACTATGTCTGCATCGCTCAGTCCGTCGAAGTCTTGACACAATTCGTCTGCCTCGTTCCAGATTGCTTTCATGCTCATGTAGTTGTCCTCGTTTCTTTGTTCGTTGATGAGACGGTCGATCTCATCTGCTGTGTTCAGGAAACCTTCAGCCAACTTCCGAAGTTCGTCTGTTGTCTTGCAGTCGAGATACACCTTCACGTCGTCACGACTGTCACTCAAACAAACAGTGAAGTCTTCTGCGAAGAAAGTGTGAAAGCGTTGCGACTTGATGATCTGTTCAGCCTTCAGACTGAAGATGACAATGCCGTGCGACATCAGATCATTCCTTCCGTGATTCGATTCTTGTATGCGTTCTCTGCTTCCTCTGCGCTGTCGTATGTGCCGACTGCGCTGATGCCGATGATGAGTGTTGCTTCTCGACAGCCTGTGCAGAGCATGAGTCGTACCGATTCGCCTTCGCTTGGCAACTGGCGTTGATAGTGAGTGCCTGTGCATGTCGTCATGTCAGTTGTCCTCCTGCTCTCGTCGAGTGTCGATCGCTCGACTCACTCGATGAATCGTCTTGACTTGTTCTGGCTTGAACGTACGCATCGACCCGTTCGGAATAGTGCCGTTCGATGTGATGCGACCCCATGCGTTGAGTTCGCCGTTCGGTCG